AAGCCATACAGCTTAAAGAAATGAAGGCAAGCAAAGAGAAAAAAAATCAACAAGAAAAGGCTTGGAAAACCTGGAAAGAAAACAATCTTGACTCAATACCAGATAGTTTACAATCTCTTGTTGATATTATGGATGCAAACCAAGGCATTAACTTAGTTGTCAAAACACTAGAAACACCAAAACCAAAAACACAAAGCGAATATGCGGCTGACATTTTACAAAAAATTAGAACAATACCTAATTATCAACTAACACCAGAAGATGAGTTGGTATTACAAGTTTTAAGAAAAGCTGATCCTTTAACTAGAACTATTGAAGGCATAGGCGCAGGATCAATTTCGCAAGTACAACCTGATGCTGGAGCTATAAAAACAATCACAACACAAGCAGAGTATGATGCTTTAGAAGAAGGCGAAGAATATATTACTAACGGCATAAGATACAAAAAGGGTGAGTAATGGCAAAAAATCCATTTGGAGATTCGCCTTTACAACAAAATCCTTTTGGCGATACACCAGTTGATATCATTCTTCCATATCTTCCTACTCGTATAAGTCCTTTTGAAAAAAAAGAAAAATTAGGTTTTGCAAAAAATTTATTTAGAACTTTAGGCGGTGCTGCGCGGGATATAGCACAATCTACAATAGATTTAGCACAAGATATTGGACCAAGTGGTCCAGGTTTTGTTTTTGGTGATGATCCAAATACACCTGAAATAGAAAAAGGAATTAGATTTACAAAAGATGTTGGTGACGCAAGGATTAAATTACCAACAGTTCCAGAGCCAACATATTTTGCAGGTCCTTTTGCGCGTGATGTTGCAACCTTTGTTCCTGCATTTACAAAAGTAGGCAGTCTGGCATCTGGTATTACAGCAACAACAACAAAACAAAAAATTGCAAAAGGCGCTGGTATAGGTGCTATTGCTGAACAGTTTGCTTTTAGTCCTTATGAACAAAGAGTATCTAATTTAATACAATCAAAACTACCAAACCCTGTTACAGAATATTTACAAGCAGATCCTAATGATAAAAGTGCTGAAGCAAGATTTAAAATGGCCTTAGAGGGTGCAGCGCTAGGTGTTCCTGTAGATGCCGCTTTGCGAACTATTGGCAAACTAAGAGCAGCTAAAAAAGAAAATGATGTTGTAGAACAAATACAAGAAACACAAAAAACACAAGAGCCTTTAGTGGTACAAGATACACCACAAGAAGTTATTGCAGAAGGTACGCCTCTTGGCGCAGCGATAGAACAACCCACGCCAAAAAATAAAATGTTACCGCCTAGTTTACGAAACCCAGATCCAAGACAAAGGCCAGAAGTTTTGACTGTAAGAAGTTTGCTTAAAGGCAGAGTTCCAAGAAATGATCCTGATTTTGAAGAAATAGCATCAGCGCTTGGTTATGATAAATCAAATTTTCCTTTAGCATATACAGCACCAAATGCGCCAATAGATCCCTCCACTGGTAGAGCAAAATCAGGTGTTGCTGATGAACTATTAGGTGAACTTGATGAATTAAATTTTTTTCAAGGTACTGGTAAAGGTTTGAAAGAAACTGAGGGCAAACCAACAGAATTAATGCCAAGTGATTTGTTTGAAGCATTAGAGAAAAACACAGCCTTGCCACAGTTTGAACCAGAAATGATTAGATATTATGAAAAACAAAAAGAGATTGATAATATTCTAGAAACTTTAGAGGCTGAAAACATAGATCCACAAGGATTAAGTAATGAACAATTAGACAAAGTGCTAAACAAAATATTCGAAAGGGATAATGCAATAGCAAATGTAGTAGATCAACAAGAAAAATTAGCTATATCCAAACAACAAACTGATGAAATATACCAAGAAATGATGGCTATGGAAAAAAGCAGATCAATTACCTTGGATGATCTTGATGTAATACCACCACGAAATACTATAGATGATGTTCCAGAATCATTTACATCAAAAGATGTTGGTTTTAGTACAAGGCCAGAGAGATCCATAGAAAACATAGGCGAAGAAAAATTTGCTGGTAACATTAATCTAACAAAAATCAATGAGCCAAATGAAATCAAAGATATTATAAACAAAATCGCTACTGACAATGATAGTTTTTTAGATGCCAGAAGAAATGTAGTAAAGTTTGGTAGCAAAGGTGAAAACCTAGAGGCACTTGCTAGAGATTTAGGTTATTCAGACGATACATTATTTAAAAGAAAGGTTGGACAGGCTTTTAATTCAGAACAGGCTTATGCAGCCAGAATATTGTTTGACGAAGCAATATCTGAAGCATACGATCTTGCAAAAATTGCAAAAGATGTAAACGCATCACAGGTTGACCTAATTAATTTTCAGGTTGCTATGGCCCGTGCGGCAGCAATACAAGAACAAATAGCTGGTATTACTGCTGAAGCTGGTAGGGCCTTACGATCTTTTAGAGAAAGTGTTGGACCTGCATCTGGTAAAAGCCCAAAAGAGAGAGATAAATTAATAAAAGAATTTGTTGCTTTGAAAGGCGGTGATGATGTAATAAAAGATATAGCAAACAAAATGAGTTTGTTAGACGATCCAGCTGCGTTAGCAAAATTTACCAGAGATCAATACAAGCCGACATTTTTAGATTACATACAAGAGTTTTGGATCAATGCTTTGTTATCTTCACCATCAACACACATTGTCAACACGCTTTCAAATACACTTGTTGCTGGCCTTACACCTATAGAATATATTACAGCAGCAGCAATAGGTAAGGTGCGTGGCGGTGAAAACATTGTTACATTTGGCGAGGCTGGAGCAAGAGTATTAGGTACTTTATATGGAACGATAGACGGCCTGCGCGCGGCTGGTAGGGCTATTGTAACTGGCGAAGCAGTAGATCCGCTTACAAAACTAGAACTCAATAGACAAGAAACAATACCAGGTATTTTAGGTAGGGTAGTCAGATTGCCAGGCACGGCACTTGTTGCAGAAGATGCTTTTTTCAAATCTATTGGTTACAGACAAGAGTTGTGGGGCAGAGCGTTTAGACAATCACAAAAAGAAAAGAAAGGATTAAAAAGGGCTTACGAAATTATGCGTAACCCAGAAGAACTAGCACCAGATATTCATATTGACGCAATAGACGCTGGTAGATACGGGACTTTTACAAACCCATTGGCTACGGCTGGACAGGCTTTTCAAAAAATTGTGCAAAGATACCCAGCACTTAGATTTATTACGCCTTTTATAAGAACTCCAGTCAACATAGTAAACTACGCTTTTGAGCGTACGCCTGCTGGATTGTTGGGTGAAAGGTATAAAAGAGCCATACAACAAGGTGGTGAGGTAGCAGATTTGCAAAGAGCAAAATTAGCTGTCGGTGCTGCCATTGGTAGTTCTGTATTGTATTATGCAAACTCTGGCCTTATAACTGGTCGTGGTCCTACTGACAGCAGAGAAAAATCAATCTTGATGGAAACAGGATGGCAACCATATTCACTTAGAATTGGTGATAAATATTATAGTTATAATAGATTTGAGCCAGTTGGTATTCTTTTTGGTATAACCGCAGATATATCTGACATTGGTAAATATGTTGATAGACAGCTTACAGCCGAGGAAAATGTAGAACTTGGTAAGCTGATGTCTATGATGGCTGCATCATTCTCAGAAAACATTACAAACAAAACTTTTTTGACTGGTCTTAGTGACACTATTGAAATGATTAATGATCCAGATAGATATGGCGAAGCTACAATACAAAGGTTTGTTTCTAGTTTTGTGCCTACATTTACATACTACGAAAGGAAAGCTGACGATCCTGTAATAAGAGATGTTCAAACTTTTAGTGATAGTTTTGTAAATAGATTTCCAGAAATTGTTGGTGCAACTGGCGCTCGTACCTCTGTTGATCTGCCACCAAAAAGAAATGTGTTTGGAGAAATAAGAAGATTTACACCAACATTTGATCCCTTGGGTGGTAGATATTCACCTGTAAGAGTATCAACTGTAACAGATGATGTTGTATTTAATGAGTTTGTAAACCTAGGCTATACGCCACCTTTCCCAAAAAGAACTATCGGTAATGTAAAACTTACACCGCAACAATACGAGACATTGTTAGCAAATCAACAGATTTTAGGAACAAAACAAATTATTGCTACCTTAGTTACATCACCTGGATATAACAGATTGACAACATCTGCAAAACAAGATGCTATTGCAAAAATATTTAGAACAAATCAAGAGAAAGCCAGACAAATGTTACAAGGACAATATCCAGAAATAGTGCAAAAAGAAATACAAGAAACTATAGAAGCTATACAAAATTAACCAATAGTTACTTCAATATTATATTTGCCTATGTTTTCGCCTTCTTGATC